CGTCTGCGCGAAACAGCAAAACCGAGACGCCGGGAACTTCGGATCGGTCAGCAATTCAGGTTTTTAAACAAAATGGCATCGTGAAAGGTTCGGATGTCACGCCAAGTTTGTCGGCGCACATCCAAAAGTGTTTTCCGCCAACCGAGATCGAGGCGATGATTCGGAAGTTGATCAACGCAACTCACATCACGAACGGCGGCCGAGAGATTCCCGATAACCGAGCGTTTGAGGCTGGTTTAAAGTTGGCACTGGCTTACGGAATTGGCCTACCGATTCAGCGTCAGGAGATCATCACGAAGAACGTGGAGACCGTGGAGAGCATCAAGGAAAAGCTCAAAGCGTCACCGGCCTTCGTCGAAGTGCTCAAGGATTTGTTGCAGGAGATCGAGCGCGAACAAGCGGTCGATGTCAACACCTTGGGCTAAAGTGTTGAAAGAATCAGTTTTGACGGCTGATTTTTTCCGCGAAACGATGCGAAAATGTTGAAAAAGAAAAAATGTTAAAAATTCTGGTTTACAAATCGACTTGGAAATTGTCTTGGGACGTATGAACCAGACATTTCAAAAAACTATCGGGATGCTCTTTTCGAGTATCAGATCCAAAACTAGAATGCCTCGCCCTGCACAGCAAACCGGGGTAGGTGAGGTTTTTAATTCAAAACCATATCAACACAGCGGAGGGGCTTTTTTTGGGCGCAAAACGCAAGTTTTAAATCACCCGTCAGATGCCACCCCTGAAGACCTCGAAAGCGTCTCCCTGATTCAACAATCTGCCTTGCTGGGGGCGCTGGCTACTCGCCGCGGGGTAGGATGCGAGCCAAGGCTTGACGAATCTATGCAGGCTATCAGGCCCCGGGCAGAAAGGCGAGGGCTTTTAACTGAATGCGTGATGGCATGGCGTAAGGCGTGGAATGATTTCAAGGACATCGGAGTGCAATCATGAACCTGATAAACCTAGAGGATTGGGCCTATGCGCGGTCGGTCTTGAATGGAACATCTTCCAGCGAGATTCCTGATGGGCAGTTGCCGACGCTGGAGGGGTCAAGGAGTAGGACTCGACGAGGGTATGCGGCTTGGCTGCTGCGCGTGAAAAAGAGCTTAAAAAGAGGGGAGAGAATAAAATGAACGACCTTCTGAAAAGGGCGGCCGCGCTCGGTTCATTCGCTTTTGAGGGCGGAAAAGATCGCGTCCCTTATGCCGATAAGAACTTGATGGCGCTCATTCCCGAACTTGAAGCGGCTGGCTGCACGGTCGAGGCGGTGGGAGCATGGCAAAAGGGCTTTGATGAATCGAAAGAGACGGCAAAAGTCAAGGCAGGTCTTAAGCCAAAGACGCCCCACACAAGGGCGATCGACGGCATCGTGACTCGTGACGAGTTCACAGCCATGCTGAAAGTAGCCAAGAAACCGATTGATTCGGTAATCCTAGCCCTTGCCATTATCGGCCTCCGTGCGAATGAGATTGCCATGATCAAAGACGATTGGGTCGACGTTTCCCAAGGCGTCATCCGCATCCCGGCGAGCGTCGCCAAGAAGGGACACGCCAGAACCGTCCCCTATAACAAGGTGCCGATGGTGTCTGACATCATTCGCGGATTCTTCGTCACGCACACCATGCGAGCCTATGACGGCGTATCGCTCACTCGTGTAGCGGTCTGGTATCGGGTCAAGAAGTTGGCATCATTAGCCGGTATCAAACACCCCATCACGGTCCACTCATTGAGGGCATCTGGTGCGACGTGGTTTGCTCAAGCCGGCTTCTCCCTTCCCGGATTGCAGGAGCACTTCGGCTGGAAGTCGATCAAGACGGCGCAATTCTACATTCAGCACAGCGCGGCCAATGCCATTGGCGACATGAATGAGAAGGGGGCGAAAATCCTATGATGCCGTATTCGTATGAGCCCGGATTGTTTCGGCGGTCAACCTGCCCCACTATTCCCCGAGTGAGGGTAGGACGGAGATGGGTGCCAGTGGTGGGAAATGGGCTGGCGGCTTTTGTGCTGGCATGGCCTAGCGTGGAAGATTTAAATCTGAAATGGAGGAAGTGAATGAACATATATGTGATAAGTCAGTCGGATAATAATGATTATGATACTTACGATTCAGCAGTGGTTGCGGCTGTGAGTGAGGATGAGGCGAGGAAGATTAACCCCTGCCAGTATGAGAAAGCTGGGTGGTGGGATGTGGATCAATCCTCATGGACTAAGAAGGGATTAGCGGGGGTTAAGGTCGAGTTGATCGGAGTAGCAAAAGAAGGAACAGAGCCGGGAGTGGTGCTGGCATCATTTAACGCTGGGTGAACTGGAGGAAGAAATGAAAGACGACGTTATTTGTGAGTGTCCGATGTGTTATTTCCAAGTGGGCTTATGGGAGATTTTGAAAATGATAGCCGACTTGGACTGCCCCCGATGTGGCAAAGTGAAGGTGTCCGAGTTCAGAAGGTCAACACACTTGAAGGCGAGGAAGTCATGATCCCCGACAAGTATCACGATTGCGGTCACCGGCTGCGGATTAGCGACAAGAGGAAGCGTTGTTCTAGTGATCCACGGCCAAACCATTTGACGGCGGAGGATCGTGAGCGACTTTTAAAGAAGGGGATGGAGATAATTGAAGGGGGTAGTAAATGAATGACGACCTACAAGTGACACATACGGGCTGGCTTCTCTTTTGTCCGGTGATAGCGAACCTGGACGATGAGAACAACCCGCACATCTGCGAGCGGTGGCAGGTATTGGCGCCGCTGTTTTGGTTGGCGGTGGGGGTGCAACAATTCATGAATATGTTTCATGATGACGAGAGGGCGGGATTTTATTTAAGATTGAAGGAGGTCAAATGAACTTAGTGGATTTTTCAAACGAGTTGATGATGGAAAACAAAAGGCTTAGAGAGTTGCTGGCGAGATACGCGTCGTTTACTGGTCCGAAACATATCTTCATATTAGAGAAAATTATTTTAAATGAGGACTATTGGACGGAGGAAGTGAAATTGAAAAGAGATTTTAAAGGAGCAAGAAAGCTCGTGGAGGAATTAACATGAAAGAAGGAATTGACGGCAACAAGGTTTACGGGGTGGGGTTAATGGATGTGATTGAAGGAAGGACCGACATGAAACTGATAGCGTTTACAGGATTGGCTGGCAGTGGGAAGAGTGAGTGTGCGAAGTTGACGGGGTATCAGGTGGTGAGTTTTTCGGCACCGATCAAGCAAATGCTTTCCTGCTTAGGGTTGGATAGGCATGCGTTGTATGGGGCGGACAAAGAGAAGCCTATTGAGTATCTTGGTGGGGTAACGGCACGGACCCTCATGCAGAAGTTAGGGACGGAGTTCGGGCGGGAGATGATTCATCCGGATATTTGGGTAAAGTGGATGGAGAGAGTGATTACGTCGGAGCGCTATGAGTCCATCGCCATCGATGACGTTCGATTTGATAATGAGATTAAGATGGTTCGAAGATTAGGCGGGAAGGTTATCCGGGTGACAAGGCCAGGGGTAGCGGCGCAAGATCACGTTAGCGAGATAGTGCCTGAATACTTTGACGGCGAGGTGTTGAACGGCTGGTCGGTTCGACAGTTGCGTCGGAAGTTGGATACGGAGATGGAGAGGCTTGGTTTTCCTGAGATCACGAATACTGTCCCGACCTCTTGACCCTACTGGCCTCAAGGTTCTGTAAATCCCTTGGCAGTGTTCGAACAAGTTCAGGTGGAGAGTAAGCGGTAGCGCTATCCAAGCACGCGAGGCCGATGGCCAGGGCGAGCACTTGATCATCGTGCTTGCCTTTCATGGCTTCGGCTCGTCCGGTATCTTTGACGATGAACGATTCCAGTTCTGAGATGATGTCCGGGCAGGCGCAGTCCAGACCGGAGGCATCGACGTCCCATTCGCGGATAGCTTTAGCGAGTCCTTCGATGATCATACCTCGGGTTTCGGTGGTGGTCATCCAGCCCAGGGCGGTGGTGGTTTTGAAGTCGCGCCGGTTGAAGATTTCGCGTTGATAGATATTGGCGCCACGGAGTTTCAATAGTTCGACAAGACCGCGATCCATGTTCATTTCAGGGACGATGAGACAGTTGCCGTAATGTTCGGAGAGTTTGGCGACTTCGGATTCAAGAACGTCGATGTCCCATTGCGATTTTGGCAGGCGAGCGACGACCTTGGGTTTACGCCAGCCACGCCCGGATTCGAAGTAGCCTTTTCGTAATACAACAACGCCATGATTATCAGGATCCTTACCGGAGACTTGGCTTGAGCCGGTCATGGGATCCACGGCTAGGAGATAATGCAGGCCACGCTTAGGGCGCTCCCAGATGTGGACAAGGGCATCGTCCTTTGGGGTGTGACGGAAGTTGAGTTGTTCGCGTTGACGTTCTAGGATGCCGTACTCGGGCGGGTTTGAGGTGATGGCGTCCTTGAGGAGTTTGATCCCGGCGACATTGAAGCGCTTGCGACCGGAGGAGAGGAAAGCGGATTCGTCATCGAAAGGGTAATCCTGGCAGAAGGTATCGAAATCGCGTTTACATTCTTCGCGGATAGCCCAGCGCATCCAGGCGACTTGCTTCATTGAGAGTTTCCACTTGGCGGCAAGTTCACTTTCTTTGACGGTGTAATCGGCGGTGGCGTGGATGTCTTCGGAGGCGGGGTCACGTTTGGAGTCTTCGAACATGAACCAAGGGGCGAACACTTTTATGAAACCTTCCTTACCGGCTTCGAACTCTTCGAAGGTGAGGCCATCTTGCCAGCGGTCATAAAAGTCACCACTTGCACCACGGGCGGTGGTTTCCAAGATGGCAACGGTATCGGGCATGAAGGGAACGCATTTTAGAATACCGGCCAGCACGTCGCCAGCGTTTGAGACGCCTTCCTCCGCCCAGCGTGCGACTTCGGTGCCGATAAGGAACTGGTAAGTTCCAGATCGCCCAGCTTCGGGGTTGTTGGCGGTTTCCTGGACGGCGCGGGAGCCATTGACCCAGCGTGCTTCGGCGTCCAGCACTTTGCAATCGCCTTTATCGGCAATGCCGTCATGATCGGAATAGAGACGCATCATCTTGAAAAGATTGTCGCCCTGCTTATGAGCGCCCCCGATGATACAACCATTGGCGCGTTTGAAAGAGAGATGATTGTAGAACATCGCCGTCGAGAAAGTGGAGCAACCCTTTTGCCGGGGTTTCAAGATGAGCATACGGCAAGGGCGCTTGTTTTCGGCGCAGTAATAAT